GGAGAATCTACTCCTATTAAAGATACAACTGTATCAATCCTTTTATCTCAAAAACTCATAAAAAGAACTAATTACACAACATTAGTTTTATCATAATTTCTCACTTTTAAACACACGACAATGGCAACTGCAAAATACAGCGTACAATTAACAAGAAAGTCTGACAATCAAAAGTCTGTAAAATCTTTCAAAACCAAAAAAGATATGCAACGCTATCTTTCAAACAATTACACTACGTATCATTTTGAGATTTTAAACTAATCATTCACAATTAACACACACGACAATGCAAGTTAGATTTTCAATCAATCCAAGGCAATTCGCACAATTCGAGGCAGCAGAATATCGCAGCCTCGCAAACGCAAAAATAGAAATCAAGGGCTTTGCTCCTGTTTCTGATTTGATGGTAAACATTAAAATCGTAGCTTCTGTTAAGGAGTTGCAAAAAGACAATAACGGCTTAGATTTCACAAGCTTTGATTCTGTTTTGAAAAGCTACCCACAGACTATTGCAAACTTATTGCAAGCACTCATACTTGACTTAGATAGCAGGGGAGAAAGTGAATCAGCTTGGTTTTATTTTGGATTTGCAATGACAACAAAAATTCATGGTTTTGGCGAAATCGCTGAATCCGCTACTACGTTTGATTTTGTTACTTATTACAACGGTTTGCAAGCTGAAAAGTCAAGTATTCTGTTGAATGTGGGCGGATTTGATGCTTTGCAGTCGGTACAAAGCAATGTACATGAGTCTTTTTTGCCGATTTTAGGGGCTATTTTCAATCCACAAACATAATGACAAATGCCAACGCTGCCGCCTGTGCGTTTGGTTGTGGGAAGTAACAGGCGGTAGTCGGTGGCATAACTGTTATGCGTTTTTTTCTTTTCTTTTTATGGCAAAAATAGCACTTTATCAAGTTGATGGCACGAAGTATAACGGGGTTTCATTCCCAAATATTTCGCTAATGAAAATAAGTTCCTACCATAAATCAATAGGAGACACCATAGAATGGTACGAAGGATTAATTTTTGCAGAGCAATACGATAAAATTTATGCAAGCAAAATATTTAATTTTTCTCCCATGCCACAAATTCCGCCAAACATGGTAATAGGTGGTACAGGTATTGACTTTTTCAATAAGCTACCAAAAGAAATAGAAGAAAGCCCGATGGACTGGGAAATATATCCCAATACTCCTTTTCATTACGGATTTTCCATGAAGGGTTGCCGCTTTAAATGTTCATTTTGCTGTGTTCCCACAAAAGAAGGAAAAGCATATAATTACAATACCATTGATGAGTTACTTACTAACCCATCAGGCGGAAAAAACTTAATGCTACTTGATAATGATTTTTTTGGCGGCACAAATTGGAAAGAAAATTTGGAGCGAATTATTGAATTAGATTTGAAAGTGTGTTTTGTGCAAGGCTTGAATATTCGTATTATTTCGGACAGACAGGCAGAATTATTGGCAAAAGTAAAATACACAAATTCAAAATTCAATAAAAAATACCTAACTTTTGCTTGGGATTCTTTCAAAGATGAGAAAGTGATTATTAGAGGGATTGAGCGTTGCAATAAATGGGGCATACCTTGTAAGAATATGCAATTTTTTGTCCTTATCGGTTACGACACAACGCCCGAACAAGATTATTATCGGGTAGAGTTTTTACGAAAATTGGGGTGTAAACCCTTTGTAATGCCTTACAATAAAGAGGATAAGTATCAAAAAGCCTATACAAGATATGTAAATAATAGAATTATATTTAATTCATGTAGTTGGGAAGAATACAAATACAATCCTTTTTCTCTTTGTAACGCATAATGACAAATGCCAACGCTGCCGCCTGTGCGTTTGGTTGTGGGAAGTAACAGGCGGTAGTCGGTGGCATAACTATTGGCAGATTTTAACCTTATGAATCACGATTTAACAAAGTTTATTGAAACTCGGCATTACTTGTTTGAGTGGAATACAGCAGAAAATTTAGAGGCTTTTTTAGCTAATTTGAAAAATACTTCAAAAGAAATCAAAACGTTTCGTGGAAATATTGGAGAAATATATATATCCGTAACAGGTATTTTTGATGGTTCAGATATATTGGATATTGAAACTACCGAATGTATTATCCACCAATACACAAAAAAAGGAATGAAAAAACTTAGGGAGTATGAGCGTAAGCCATCCCCACAAAGGTTTTTTAGTAGCGATTGGATTACTGTTTTATAGTAGCTGCCAATGTAGAAATATGCGCCAGTGCTGCTTTTGGCTTTTGTGCGTTTGCCCCAGCAGCATGGGCGTATATTGTTTATATTAGTGGTTTCTTTATTTTTATGTAGTTTTATGTAGTTTTTACGAATATTTTAAAAATATTTGTAAAATATTGCAACTTATAAAAATAAAGCCCGTATATTTGTATCAGAAAGTAAGGGCAATAAAGCACCTGCTTAAATTCAAAACATTATGGCAACCATTACCAAAAATCAATTATTAAGCATTCCAGTTTTCAAGCAAATGCAAGGGCTAAATTTGATGGACGGAAAAACTACTATGAAACTGTACGGGAATAAAATATACGTGAGCGGCAAAGAAATTTCTTTAACGAAAGAAGAAATAGAAGTTTTTTTAGATATGATAACCCCCGAAAAAGATGGAGGCAATAGACCTCTATTTGTCTCAAACTATGGAGAAGGGGAGTTTCTTTCATCTTACAAAGTATTAGATAGATTAGCTACGCTCCATTTTCAACCAAATTTCCTCGAATACAGAAGTACGTCTTGCACATTTGAACCAGGGTTTTCATTCAAAAACTTTTTGCAAGAATTATGAGTAAAGTATTTATTATTCACATTTTTGAATCAAACGTCATTGAGGCGTTTGGTTCTCTCAAACAGCTCGTAAAAGAGCATGGAGAAACGATTGAACGGAAAATAGATAGTCTTTACAGAATAGATTTCTCGCAAGAAGACTATGAGGACAGATTCGTAAAGATTATGCAGCGAACTATAAAACGCTCAAAGCAAAATATTTTATAGTTACCACTAATGCTAAATGCTACTGACGTGCTGCAAGCGTTTAGCCTTGTGCGTTGATTTTGCAGCATGGGCAGTAGCATAAATGTTAGCGGTTTTTATTCACTTTTTAAGAATTTTTTAATATTTTAATATTTTTTTATGGAACAAATTAATAATATATCTGATTTTTTAAGACTGTTAAAAGAAAAAAAAACAGTAAAGGCGGGCTTTGTCTTGGTTATCAATGAAGGGCAAAACCACATCAAAATTGATTTGAGCGATGATATGGAAATTGATTTTCATTCATATTTTAAGGAGTATTTGAATGAGAATAGACCCATGTGGGGCTTTTATATAAAAAGCGAGGATGGCTGCATTATAGGGGAGGAAATAAAACTGCCTTCAGAATCAGAAAGGATGCGACTTGCTGCGATTAATAACGCAGGGCAAGAAGTTGGTTACCGAAAATATACAAACAAAATGGATTACCTATATTGACGCTAACGACCAGCATGAGCGAGGGGGCTGCGGAGCGTTTGCCTTGTGCGTTGATTCGCTGCCCTCTGCGCTCATGCACATGTTGCACGATTTTTTTATTTTTTTAGAAGTTCATGCAATTTCTGAACGACACTATTTCTTTTGTTAATGATGTCTTCACTCAAATTAGCTATATTTTGCCTATTTTTGACAATAGTATCGTATAGTTCTTTTTGCTGCTCTTCTGCAATATTGGGTACTTTTAATGTTTTGAGTAAATCAAAACTTAAACTATCCCTAACCGAACCTGTTGAAATTATATCAACATACATTTTATAAAATGGCGATTTTATAAGTTCAACTAAAAACTCTGGTGCATAATCTGTTGATTTGAAAACTACATATGCAGGACTTACAAAACCTCCAGATAATTCTTTTGGTACAATCCCTATACTGCCTACGTTTATTCTGTATGGGTTATATACAATATCACCAGTCGTTACTTTTTTATATGGTTGTGTAAATTCCTCTCCCTTACGAAACTCGTTAAATATAACCCCTTCATTATTCGTAACTGATAAAATAGCGTATTCTTTATCTAATTCCTCGTCTCCATTTGGCAAAAAGCGGTTACTTACGGCTTTTACCTTCTTGCCAAGCGTATCAAATTTACTTAATAGGCTTTTAGCATGATAGCGAAAGAAATAATATTGAGGGTCAAGCCTACCTTCCAAATCTTTAAAATTAATGATAAAAGATGTTTTCAAATTTCTGTTTGAGCCTCGTACATTATTAGTATCAATGCGTGTTCCATTTTTGTCTTCATAATGAATACTTGCAAATTCTAATAAATCCATTTTAGGATTAGATATTTCAAACTGTTGGCGAAAATCCTCCAATAATAAATCTAAATCCGTCTTTTCTTCTCCTCGTAAAATACTTCTTCCACTTGGCTCAAAACCAATAAATTCAGCCGTACCCAAAAAAACGGGGTAGTTGAAATCTTCATTAGTTTGCAAAAAGTTCCTAATTTCAATAGGCTTCATGCCTTTTGTTGATTCTATGTAAAGGCTTCTTTTTTCTTCTGTATATTTTTGTAAATATAATACACAGGTTTTTATCGTTGGAACTCCCGATTGAACAAATGTATGTGTAGGTAGTTCGATAACAGCTCTTATTTCCGCCTCGCTATTTATATAATCTCTTAAATACTGCTCTCGCTCATTACTAAGAAGCCCTAATGGTATAACAATAAGCATTTTTCCTTCAGGGCGTAACAATTTCAGCCCTTTTTCTATGAATAAAATTTCTGTTTGTTGTGTTTTTCTTTGGCTTAATTTGCTCCCCAAAACATAACGGCTTAATATTGTCTGCTCCTTTTCTTTGCTACCAAAAGGAGGATTTGCTAAAATTAAGGTACATCCAGAATTTGGTTTAGCTTTGCTGTATTCGCTTGGTTGATACTCATTCCCATCGCTATCATTCAAAGATAGCGAATTACCTCTAACAACACGTTTCCCATCACCCCACATCATCATATTTATCTTTGCTGTTCTTGCGGCTCTTGGCTCGGCATCTATGCCGTAAATTTGATTCCCTTTAATATCTTCCAGAAAATCCTCTTTTGTTTTTATCCCCAATCTTTGCCACATACCTGATGGCAGTTTCTCGGTAAGTTGTTGCATTTCATCATATGCTTTTATAAGAAATCCACCACTTCCACATGCAAAATCAACCACAACATCATAAATAGACACCTCTGCTAAATCAACCATGAAATTTACTACAGTACGTGGTGTAAAATACTGCCCTAAACCCTTACCACGTAATTGTGTTGGTAAAAACTCTTCAAAGGCTCTGCCTTTTATATCAACATCTCCATTTCTTAAACTAAAATTTTCCATCCTTTTCAAAACGGATTTTAGCGTATCAACTTTAAGGTTGATTTTTGCGTTTGCCTCAAATACTTCTGGGTAAAATTCTTTTACGGCTTTTTCAAACCAATCATTTACATAACTCGTCCCTCTGCCCAAAAATTCATATTCTTCAATTTTTTCAATTGAAAGCATATTTGAATTTTTACTAATCTTCTTCCATTCTTCTTCTGCAAATTTTAGAAATAAAATCTTACTTAATTCGTCAAAAGCTGCCGAAGGGTCAAGTTTATCCCCATCTCTTATAAGGTTGTGAATACCCCGAAAATATCTACGAAAATCTTTAATTTGTTCTTGATTCGGTAATTTTAAAATATTAGGCTGCTCACTTATTGAACTTAGAACATCAGCATAGGAAATCATCTTTTTTAATGATAACCAATTATTGCTTTTTAATTCTTCTACACTTGTGTCTAAGATATTTATTCTTGTATTTCCAGAATAATATCCTCGCAGGATTAACGACTTTCCGTTAGTTATTAAACTATACGGGGCTTGCAAGTGAAAAGCATAACTGTCCACTTGGTCTATGCCCGCTTGCAAAGGTTCAGTAGGCTTTTTTGCCTCAACAACAACAATAGGCGTGTTCTTACTTGCGTGTGACGCAACTAAGTCTGCTTTTTTAGTCTTTTTCTCCCGTCCAAAATTCATTTTTACAGGGACATCCCAGCTTAAACAATTAGCGGGATAATTCAATGTATCATAAAAAAGACTTTGAATAAATTTAGTTTCTACATCTCGTTCCGATTGAAATAATTGCATTTCTATATATATTTTATTTCTGCAAAATCTTACTATTTCGGTACTCGCTTTTAGTAGGTGTTATTTGCTCTCCTACCCCTACAATTTTGCACGCAGTACGCCCGCCTAAAATCTTTATAGGTTCTAAGTTTTCATGTTCAGGCGCAACATCTTTGCTACCCTCAAAAAAGATGCAAATGTTTTTAGTTTCGCATTTAATAGCTACTGCGTTTAGCCCTTTTTCTGCGCAAAGTTTTTGCACAAAATTTGCATTTTCGTCTGTGAGAAATTCTTGTTTTGCTAACATTATTTGTATAAGTTTTTAGCTAATCGGTTAATTGTGGAATCCGCATATTCTACCCTATCAAGCGCAGCGTATCTATAAACGTTTTTCTTTGGCGGGCGGCGTTCTAAGTTGAAAGTTTCCACCATTTCAATACCATCAAATCTAATATATGAAATACTATCTACCCTCAAAACTGTGCCGTTTTTGAAGTATAAAACCCTGCTACATGTAACGCAGCCTACGTCTTTTCGAGTTGTGGAAAGCCCCGCAAATAAAACAAAAGTAAAGCAAAGCAAAAAAATCTTTTTCATCTGTTTGTGTAAATGTTTTCGGTTGGATATTTTTTAGAGAGCCTAAATAATTGAGACTCGCAGTTAATGAGTTTATTCTCTGTTATGTGTAATGCCTCCGACGTTGAATAATACATTTCAAGTACCTGCACGTACTTCTCAGTCGCTTTTGACCTTTCAAAATTACAAGCATCTAAGGCGTTTTCGCATAACTTATGTTTTTTTTCCGTTTCTGCCGTATCTTTTAGCAAGTGCCAAAACATGAAGAGGCATATAAGGCAACTTAGTGAAGTAGCTAAAAATATATAAACAAAATCCCTTCTAATATATTGCATATTATCCTACTGTAAATGTTTTTGTTACGGTGGTACTGTTACAAATAACGCCTGAAGCAAGTTGCAAAACTACGTTTGTCCATTGTACCGTAATTTCTGTGCCTGTTGCAAATGTTGTTGGTCCTAACTGCTCGCTATATTTGTTAGGGAACGGCAAAACTCCGTTCCTGTCTAAAACCGCACCCGTGCCAGGAACGCAGGGGTCAGGCAAAACCCAATATTCCCCGTGTGCAGGATATTGCAAAATTGAATCTATGAGTGTTTGCGTGCCGTTTAAGGTAAATGCGTAATCAAACAAATACCAAAAACCAGAAGCAGGAGGCGTTTCCCAACTATCCACACCAAAATAAAACATTGAATCTGCCACATTTGAACACGGAAAAAGTGCTGAAATAGGCTCACTTTCAGTAACTAAAACGGGAATAGCTTGGTCAAGTCCTATTCGTAATCCTAAACCTTGTTTGTTTTTTTCTGCGGATTCATTTGCGTATGTTATTACGCAATTTGCAAAATCAACACCATACGGCTGTAAAACTGGGTTTGGAGAAAACGGGATATTTGTGCTTGGTGGGAAATTTGGCACATAGGACAAGTACTTATTAAATATAAAAAAAAGCGTGTAAGGTTTTGACGTTAATTCTATTAATTGCAGCCACTTTTTGCGAGTTGTGTAAGTGCAATTTGGTTGTATAGAAAACTCAAAAGTACGCCCTTTAGGTTCTTTCATAGAAAAACCTTTTCCATTTTCAGATAAATACAACGTATTTTCATCGCCATTTTTAAAAATAACTTCGCTTTGAATCTCTTGATTATCAAAAGTTATTGTTTCAATGTCGTTGAAAATAAATTGTATGTAATCTTCTATATAATTACTTATATTCATTAGCAGCTTGGTTTTGACATTGAAAAATGGATATACTCAATACCTGCATAATCATTGCAAGGCACAACCGTAGTGCCACCCAAAGGTGGCGTAGGCTCGTCCAACCACACAAAGTATGAATCTGGTTCCCACTGATTACTTGCACCCGTTAAACTGCCCCGAATATTTAGCACCATTACCCTAATAAAATCCGTTCTTGTTTGTCCCGTTGGCGGTGGCGTGTAACCAAGTGCCAATAAGTCATTACTTGAATTTATATAGGCGTTATTATCCGCACTGCAAAGCCTCACATTTAGCGGAATATCCACAGCGTTATTGGTTTCATCTACCAAAGGAAAAACACTTGTGCCGTCATGGTATTCAATCCTGATAAGCTGATTTATTGACCAAGTTGTAACTCCGCCTGTTTCGGGGTCATTTGATTCCTGCCACTTTTCGACCTGATAATGAGAGGAGCCAGCCGCAATATTTGAAATCTCCCTAAATTGTCGCCTATAAACGTGCATTATCAAATTAAATTCGGTCTCCCACTGCGATACTTCAAAGGGAAAATCCCTAATTTGAATAAATGCGGGGTTTATGGCATTTGAAAAATGTGATGTATCTACCAAATCCACCCTAAATGTGGGGTGCTTGCAAGGAAAATACTCATTTTGCGCTGCTGGCCCTGCGCCCGTATAGCCTTTTTGCAACTCCCAATAATTACCCACATACCCCACAACCACATCGTTTTGCGGGCTATTTGCAACTACCTTTGTATTCCATGCAGCCAAAGAAGCATCGGCATTTGCCGCAACTTGGTTAAACTCAAAAGCCTCCGCAGGTGTATTGCAAGTTACTGAAATACACAAAGGGGTAGGCATATCGTTTTTGTTTGCCATATTTTTTCATGTTCCACGTGGAACTATGTCCACAATGATTTGCACCAAATAAAATTATCGCAAAGGTAATCCACCTTAACGGGTTTGGGAATAGCAATACACTCTATTTTTGCGCCCCGCTTACCTTTTGAGACATTTATTATTTGAAAGTATTGTATTTCTTTTTCCAAATTAGGTAAAACTACGCCTTCTGAAAAGTCAGCTATAAACTTATCGCCACACATTAATCCCACCCCAAAATTAGGCAAAATTTCGGCACTTAGTTTTATATGTTGAAATTTTGTTACGTTCCATAATAATGGCGCAATTTTGGAGTCAATTAAAACCTTTGATAAATCCTTTTTGAAATACTCAAAACCAATCTCCACAACCTCCTGCCTATCTTTGTCATTCACAATAACTTGCCCTTGTAATTTTTGCGCTAAAAAATTCCTGTTTGTGTTTAGAATATCATAGCCATACAAAACACGCAAAAACCTAATCGGTTTGCCTACACTTGTTGAATGACTATCTTTTTGCGTTGTGCCGCCCGAGTGAATACTACCAAGTTGCCATATAGGTTTGCGCCCATCGCTATACCATGTCGTATTGATAGAAACCCGCCCCTGATTATCAAAGGTAATTTGGCAGCCTACGTGGGATAGGATTTTTGCTATAATTCTTTTGCAAGTCAAACGGTTATCCGCACTTGATGACAAAGGAAGAAAAACGCCGTTATCTTTGTTAGTTTCCGTAATGTAAACACGAGTATTTTTGAAAAGCATTTCATAGTACAAAAGTCCTTCCCAATCTACCCCCGCAAAACCGTAAACGGGATTAGGCTGCACCCAATCGTTAGAATAAGCCCGAAAAATCAAATCCCTTACAATAGAAATAGGGTTGCCGCTCACTACGTAGGAGTTGTAAAATGTGAACTTTTGCCCAGGCATTGCAGCCGAATCAATGATAATCCAACTATTTGAAGGTATTGACAAATTGCCCTGCGCAAAATTTACGGCAATATCTCCCAAATACTCTTGTGAGTTTGGCGTACTTACCCTAAATCGTGTACTTGTTTCAAATTCGATTGTATATTGCCCTAAAAGCGGTGCATCACTTGAAAAGGGAGGGTATGTAAAATTTATAATCCTAACATCAAAAACGCTTGTATCAATACCCTGCACCGTTGTTTCCAAATTCCCATCTGCATCAAAACGGCAAAGCCCATGATAAATAATGTAGTTGCGAAATGGGAAAGCAATAGAAGGGACAAATGTAATAGGATTGTTTACTATTGCACCCGATAAAGCCCTGTAATAAATTGCCCAGCGTGCGGGCGCAAAAAGATTCGCCCTTTTGAAAATTGTGTAGCTACTATCTCTAATTTCCAAAATCGTACTACCCTTACTTTCTTCTATTTGTATAATCTCCCCAAAATAATACGCTAAGTCAGGCACACCCTCCCCAAAATTCAAATAAATTTCTACTTTTGAATTATAGAGATTATCAATGTTAATTATCGTACCTGCGCCCACAGCCCCTAAAATATTCCTTACATTATCAATTTGTAGCGAAATATTTGAGGCGGTTGTATCTTTCCCATCGGTGGTAGGTATGTAAGGAATTTGAGCATTTAGCACAATATCTACGTTCCTAATGTGGTTTGTTAGGTCAATAGTACTTCTTTCGATTTCTGTGTTATCATACTGCCATTGTCCCTGCGAATTTACACCCGTTATTTTATACGTGTCCACATAACAAATCACTTTCCATTTGATAATGGAAAAACCAAACCTATTTAAAGCCGCAATTTGTGCGGGTTGCAGTTCAAGTGTAAGCATAATTTAAAGCCCTTTTAATTCGCCGTTTATGATTTCCTGCTTTTGTATTTCCCTAATAATTCCATTTGCCTCTAATATTACAGTTAATTGCGTAATACTTTGCGGTGCGTTATTTGCCGCCGCTAAACCTTGCGCCTGTGCCTGTGAAGCCGCCGCACCATTTAGCCCTGTTCCTGCGCTTGCTTGTGTGGCAATACTTTCAGGCTGTTGTCCTATTTGAGAAATTAAACTGCCCGCAAGCCCTGAAATACCTAAAAGCGCAACACCGCCCGCAATCATAGCCCACGAAGCAGGAGGAGGTGTTGTAAGTGCTTCCTTCAATAAATTAAGCCCTAATAAACGAGGCGCAGTTACAAAAACGGCGTTTAACGTGTCTTTTATGAATTGTTGAAATACTTCGTTAGCGGTTGCAGTCCCCGCAATAGCCGAGCTTATGCCAGTTGCTAAATTTCCAAATGCACTGACTAAATCCTCTTTTACGGTTTTTTCTATTTCGGCAAATGATTCCGCTAAGGAGCTTGCAACATCTGCCGCTTTGTCTGGTATAAGTCCAAGCGTTTGCAAGTAATCATTTAAAGCCCTTTCCCCGCCCCTAATTGCATCGTCATTTTGTAATATTGCCTCATTTACAGCGTTAAACTCTGCAAGTGTGCCGCTCAAATCCCTATTTGCAGCTTGCGGAATAAATTCTTGCTGTGCAGGCGTAAAACTACCTACACCAAAAGCGGATTGATTTGCCCCGATATTTACGGGTAAAGCCTTTATTTTTTCAATTTCCTTTAATTTCTCTTTTAGCTTATCAAACTCGCCAATCGCTTTTTTTACAAGTTCTATTTGTGTTTCTAACTCGGATTTAGTATTTAGCAGTAAATCCATTTTAACACTATTTGCATTTATATCGCCTATTTTTCTAAGTTCATTTCTTACATTTTGCAGCCTTTCCGTGAGATTGTCATACGAGCCAAACTCTGCGGGCTTTTCAATAAGTCCACGAGCTATTTTCATTTGCTCTACAATAGCCTCAATATCTTCTTTTTTACCTAATAAATCCGTTATTTGTCCACCGCTTAATTTCTTGTTTTGGAACGTGTCATTTATGGCTTTTAATTGGTTTTCAAAGTCTCCCAAACTGCCCGCTTGTGCAAGTTCCTTTGTAGCTTTTGTAACGTCTTCAATGGCAGTAGTAGTAACTTTTGATTGCGCCTCAATTCCTGCTAAAATTGTCTCATACTCCTTTACCTTTGCAACCGTTCCGAGAATTTCGGTAGGTGATTGAGTTTTTACATCTTTTTGTAGTTGCGCTATTGCATCTTTGTAAAACTTTATTTTTGTTTTATTATCATCAAATCCTTTTTCACTTAAAAACCCAAACGCTCCTTCTAAATTAGTTCCAAACGCATCTGCTTGTTTATTGATTGAAATATTGGTGTTTAATCCGATAAATTCAAGCCCTTGTTTTATGCCATCAACTAACTGCAAAGCGGTTGTAAGTACGGGGAAAGCCGATTTTATAGACTCTTTTACAACCGCAAAAACATTTTGTGAGGTTATGCCTAACTCCCTAAAATATTTTATTCCATCTGTGAGTGTGCTAAAAAAAGACGTGAGCGCAGGCAAAAGAACTTCCCCAAAAGAAGTTTTTAACTCAAAAATTTGGTTATCAAATTTAGTGACCGTTGCCGCATAGCTATTTACATTTGCCTGTGCCGTTGCGCCAAATGTTTTTTCTAACTCGTTTGTAAATTTGGGTAAAAAGTCTTTTGAAACGACCTCGCCTTTTTGGAGCATGTCGTTTAGCTTGCTTTCTGTTACGCCTATTGAACGAGCCGCAATAGCAAAAGCCCCTGGCAACCTCTCCCCTATTTGACCTCTTAATTCTTCTGCGCTTACCTTTCCCTTAGATGCAATTTGCCCAAGTGCCAAAAGTACCCCATTTGAATCTTCAGCACTTAAACCCATTGCAGTCATGGCAATAGCAACTTGGCGAAACTCTTTTTCCGCTGCGTTCATTGTTTGCCCTGACTGCGTAGCACTTACAATGAAATTCTTATACGCAACCTGATTCTTTTCAATAGAAATCCCTAATTCATTTGCCGTATCTTTGAAACGGGAATAAGCCTTTGCGCCATTTTCAGCACTGCCAGCCGCAAAACCCAAAGCCGAATTAACACCCCTAGCTTTTGAGGCGATTTCAACAGATTCTTTCGACACTTCAAAAAGTGCCTCCCCAAATTTTAGAACAGCGGCACCCGCAGCCCCTGCCAAGGCAACCGTACCAAGCCCACCACTTAAAACACCACCAAGCCCACCCAAGTTTTGCGTAAATGCAGAAACAGCCGCCCCGCTTTGCTGCGAAGTAGTACCTATTTGATTTAGCCCCTTTGAAACGCTTGCCGTTGCTGCATTTGTTTGCTGTTGCACCTGTGCAAGCCCTCGTGTATATTGCGCCGAATCCAGACTTATACTAATCCCTAAATCTGCCATAACATTTACTTTTGTTTTCAAAAATACGCAAAAAAAAGAGGCGCATTTCTGCGACCTCCCTACAATTAACACAAATCAAGATTTTTTCTGGAAAAACATTCCATACATTTCATTATCTGTGTATTGCTTTTCTTCTTTTTTGATACCCAATAATTTTTTAATTCTTTCAGGCGCAGTCTCAAAAACGGGGTTGCTTTTTAGTTTTTGCTCATAACCTGCCATTCCGCTATTGTGAAAGCAAGCGTGTAAAAAGCCCACACTTTGCGCAATCCACAATAAAAATGCTTGGTTATCATTTTCCTTTTCAAGTCTTTCTTTTTCAAGTTCTATAACGGTTTCAATCAAAATTTGGTTTTCGCCACTATTCCAAAGGCTTAAAAAATTAGGGTCGTTTACTCCATGTCCGCAGTATTTAGCAACTGTAATTTTGTCTCGGTAGTAGTTTCTGCGTTCTGTTCGTTCACTTTCTGTATAAACCCCAAACCTTCCGCTGTAACACCTTGCACCGTTTTTGAAAGCTCGTTATCTAATTGCAGTAATTTGATTACGTCCCACTTTTGCGGAGTGTAGTCTCCTACAGGGTCGGCGTTATTGTTGAAAATAGATTTACCCTCACTATCTCTCACAAAGTTTGCACGAATAGCCAAAAGTGCATATGTGTCTGAAAGGTTTTTTAGTTCCTTCTCATAATGATTTTGAACGGGTTTTTCCCCCTGATTCTTTTGTGCGTAAAATGTAGCCCACTGCGTGTTAGGCTGTAAAAAATGGCTTAATGCAACAGATAGACGTTTTTCTTTTTGGGCGATAAACTTAGTGTCTACCCCGCCAACAATTAGCATATCTAACTCGTTTTGCATCTCATCACAAACCCCTTGCCACCATGCCTTGCAGTATTCCTGCACATCAAATTCTTTTGCAAGTAATTCGTCTTTTTGGTCAAAAAGTTCTTTTTCCGCAATTTTACGGGCTTTTCTTGACTCACTTCTTAATAATGCCTGACGTTCAATAACGGGAACGTCCACCACAGAAAGTTGATTACCCATTGATTCAACATGAATCATTTCTGGCGTTTGAAATACTATTTTCATAAACTTGTGTTAATTAGACCGCAAATATACAAAAATGTTCCACATGGAACAAAAAAATAAGCCACAATTCCTGCGGCTTATTCTTATATTAATCATTTCACTATTACTCGCTTGTAATAATTTCCCATCTTACAAACGGATTCGTAAGATTTCCCACACGATTTTTGATATTTGAAATATCTCCGTTTGCATAGGGAATCCGTTGTGTATAGTCTTTTGGGAACATCTTGAACCAAGCTGTCGAAGCGGGTGCAGTGCCTAAAATGGGATTCACAGATACCCAAATATCGTCGTTATATGTGGCGTATTCGCCTACCCCGTAATTCATTTCATTACTCCAATCAGGATAGCCTGTCTTTAAGAAATACGTCCACTCCAAAACATCTCCCAAAGCAGGAGGGGTAACAAATTCTACAAGCCCTGAACCTTCGTCATAATATACCAATTCGGAAGGCGATACGAGCCTACCATTTAGGCGAATATCAACAAAGTAGCGATAGGGGTCATTTAACGCCTTATCTCTGCGTACAACTTGCAAGTTTAAAACGCTTGCTACAAGTGTTGCCTCCTGCGCTGCCGTTAGGCTCGTTTGTGTGCTACCAATAGCCGTACCAAGCCCAGGCTGAAAACCCGTATTTGTGCCGTTTGGGCCCCAACCTAATGTAAAGTTGGTTGTATCTTCAAAGAATTTTTCTGCAACTACAACCGTACCAAGCCCTACCCTTTGTCGGGGTTGCGAGCTGTAAAACTCGACATTATAGGTTTGGTCGTCACCAACGCCTGAACAATCTAAAACCCTGATACCACACTCGGGTAGGATATAAGACATGTGCAAATGGTTTCCACTACCTGCTTGCCATACAAACAGATTACCCATAATACCATAATCTTTGTCCTCGATTGTGGTATTTGTCATTGCAATCTTGTGGGTTGTATTTCCCCCCGCTTGTTTTGCAAAGGTATCAATGTTCAAAATAGCTGCTAATGTGCGAACCTCCGCCCCTTTAAAAGTTAAAGGGAAAGTATAATCTAAACCATCGTTAATGGTTGTTTTTGTTCTCCCTGCCTCTTGATAAGTTTGAGGGTTTACGGGCGCAGCTACTATATTAGCCATCGGGTCAAGTTTTCCGATTGCATGGTAGGCGTGCATCAAATCGGGAAAATTTGAAAAAATCGTTTTCCCATACGGTTGCCAAAAAATGACCCCCGTTTCTAACTTGGTTCTTTCGCTATCTACACTGTTAAAATCCCCGTGCTGTGTAACGAGGGTATTATCGTAGTTGATACTAAGATTATTATTTGCTGCCATATTAATGGTTGTTATTAAAGTCGAAAATAAATTCTAAAATCATTTCATAACGCAAAGCCCCACATTTGCCAATTTCAGTAGGATTGTCTCCGCCAAAATTCCTAATGTTGTAAATGCCAAAATCGCCGTATGTAAATGGTGGACTTAATCCTAATACAGGGTCAATATCTACAAAAGTAGTACGCATTTGGTTTTGAGAAAGATACGTTTGAAATCTTGACCATGTATTGTCAAAAACTTCACTTGTAACACCCATAATTTCCTGCTCGCTACGCAAAATACCAATCCTTACCCTTACTGCGCTTTGGGTAGTAGTGTTTGATGTATGCGTATCTACCCTACCATCAATATACGCATACACTAAGTTCCTACCTGTGCAATCCGCCTTTGTTGGTCTTACATTTTTTTCATACCACAAAAAAGCAGGTTGATAGGAAGTTGATACAGGATTTTGAGGCAAAAAATAAATATTATTTGTTAGTTGCTTCAAAAATGTAACTATCTGCGTGCGTAAAAGTAGCTTATTGAACATTAGAATGGGTTTTGATATGTGGGAGAAACGCCCCTATTTACCTGCCTAAAAAATTCATTAATAGTTTCAATGAATTTTGTATTGATAAATTGACCGTACAAAGTGAGTGTAATTTGGAAATAGTCTTGACCGTATTTTCTTGCTGCCCAATCTGCAATCCATCTGCCATAATCGCCAACTGCGCCCAAAGATTCATTCAAAAAAACAAACGCTTCGTGCTTTGCAATTTCTGAAACGTCAATATCAATCGCATTTCTTAGCTGCCCCGATATTACGCCCACATACCCACTTTCGCCTTGTGAGATAGAACTTGGATAAGATTTAGGATAGTTTTCGCCCGTTTCGCCGTTCAAAATTTCGCTTTTCAGCTTTTCCTGCAAAAACGTAGCGGCATCTCGCACCAAAAACGAAAGAAGTTTTGAGAAACGCTCCTGCATTAATTGTACTTTCCTATCAAGTCCTGTTCTATTGATTGTTACCATAATAGCATGTTCCACGTGGAACGTTTAGCAGCCGCATGAATCGCATTGTGTAGGCGCATCGTAAATACAGTTGTCAGTTATACTTACAACGCCAAAAGCTGAAAAATCAAACTTTGGTTGCACCGTATCAATGCAGCTAATATTTAACCATGCAACATAGCGCAATTTTAAGCAGTCCGAAATTTGGCAAAAATATGTACAAGCACTGTTTTCTAATCGCTTCAAAGTTGCATATTCATGGTCGGCACAAACACACCCGCACGCCCTTTGCGTATCAAGGTATAATTTATAATACATGTTCAAAACCATGTACTTAAACCCTTGCCTCAAAATACTGCAAAAGGGCGCAGACATATTAGCAATATCAACTTGACATTCTAAGCACCATTTATTAAGCAGTGTAGCAGCAACACCAACCTGCGAAAATTCGCCATTTACGGCAACATCTGTATTTATAGCCGCAGCATTAAAAGAACCGACCGCCGTAAGCTGACCGCCCAAAGCTGCTATAAATTCCTCGCCTGTAAATGTTGTTGTCGTTATTGTACACATATAATAGTTTTAAAAGCGGGTTACCCCGCTTAATTATGATGGGAATTTCCCATCGCAAACCGCCCATGCGTGTAAAGCATCTGCCATATAAGCAAGATACCTTTCCTCACAGCGAATTTTGTTGATAAAGTCAGTTGCTGTCAAGTCAGTTGCAAAATACAAGTCTTGCGCTACAATAAACATGTTTTCCATTTGCGGAATCACAAGTTTAAAGCCAATATTTGCAATACTGCCCGCTTCGGTTTCTTTTGGAAAGCCATATTTGTCATCAACACCATGCACCCACGCACCGCTTAACGCTTGTTTGAAAGTAGGAATAAATACAAGGTAGCTATTTGGCATTAACTGGTCAAGCACCCCCGAAACTTGCACTCTACGGCGTTCAATCATATCAACTGTTGGCTGCCAATCGGGGTGGTAATAACAAATTACTGGTGTTTGTGGTGTGATAGGATACATAGGGGCTTCCGCATCTTTAACACCTAACGCCTGTTTTCTCAATGCGTTTGCTGCAAAATTAAGGTTAGCAATAATGTTATCAATACGATTCGAATACAGCCCCTGACAATCAAAACACAAAGAAGTTTTTGTAGGCTTTTTCAAAATAGCACGATACGCCGCTTTTGCTTTTCCCAAAGTTACATTTCTACGAATACGACCCATTAACTCGGTCATGCTTGTGCCTACGGTTTTTCCTTCTAACCATTTTGCAACAGCCGTCCCAGTTCCGTAACGGTTGGGAGCTTGCAAATTTGGTTTGCCGTTATAAATCCCACTTAGCGGAATTTCAGTTATATCTGATGGAAGTCTATAATACTCCATATCAGATGTAAAATGGTTAATATCAAAATTAATCATACCACGACCGTCCACAGTTCTAAGTGCGGCGGTCCAACCCATATCATAAATTGCCTCCCCCGCAAGCGTATCAAGTGCGGAAACAGTCATGCGGTATTCAGGGCGCAAAATTCCCGTTTCTCCCCAAAATGAGGTTTTCGTATGGGTAATTTTATCACTAATGTCTTGGCTACTTTTAACCATCAACATAGCACCTAAATGAATATTGTTTTCCTTAGCAATTTTGCCAAGTTCTAACAAATCATGAGTACCTGCAAACTTTTCATTCGCAACGTGTACCATATCCTCACGAGCCTCTTTTGGCAATTCCAAATACTTAGCTACGTCTTTACGATAGTTTGAGTCGTTGGCTTTAATCGCAGGAGTAAAACCTTTTACGATTTGCGACATCTCAAGTGATGCCTGCTCCAGCGTTTGTTTGATGTCTTGAAACATATATTTTTGATATTGCAAGCCTTTTTAGGGGCTTGCTGTTATTGTTGTTTTAAGCGATAACTGTGAATGTTGATGTGCTTGCGCTGCCGTTGATAGTAATATCAAGTTCTTCCAAATCTGCATTTGTGCCAATTACCACACAGGTAAATGATTGGGTTGCACCATCAACAGCCGCAGGAGAAACTGTAAATAATACAGACGTACAAACAAAACCCGCTGCAATTATCGCAGCCTTAATAGCAGCTGCCGTTGTCGCTTGCGCTGCATCTGTAATATTTCCTGTTGCGGTTTGGTCGGTTGATGTTGTGAAATCAACGGTATTAACCGTATCAACTTGCGCCGCTGTGGTTTTTGTATATTGCTTTTCTGCACTCCAATTACGCAAAACACTATTATCAACAGTATTACAGCTAACAATTTCCGCACTCGTATCAGTTACCGCAACTGTAAGATTGTAGGCTAAACAACAAGGAGATTCCGCAGTTGTTTGATTAGCGCAATCACAATCCGTACCGTTAATTGTAGATTTTACAATCAACCAAACATCGCTATAAGTCCCCGTACCCTTAAACGTGTAAGATACATTTTGCCCGTACCCTTGCGGCGTAAACGATACAACGCCACCAGAGTTTGTAACAATGCCATCAAAATTCCAAGAAAGTGTGCCTAATCCATTTGCAGGGTTTCCGTTCAAAGCGTTTGCATTGAAATCAACAGTAAGCCCAAATTGACCCGCAATAGAAGGCGCAGCGGCAATATCGCAGCAAGTAGTTGAGCATCCGCAATCTCCTGACAAAGTAGGACCAGCCAAAGAAGCGTTATCAAACTTTTGCTCAATCATTACATCTGCCCAATAATTACTTGAAAAAGTTAATTTGTTGGGGTTGTCCGCACGAGTGTAAGAATCCGTCACTTGAAAGAACCCTACTGGAATTCGGTTTGTACCTGCGCCCGTTGCAACGTCTGTAATCAAACCGCTTTCAATAATGTAGTAAGCGGTTTTACCAAGCAAGCCCGTTTTAGCTGCTGCGCTATCCATTTGCATAGCCCACAAGCCCTCAGTATAATAGTCAGCCATTTGCCCTGGCGCATGGTCTTGCACAGCAATACCGATACGATTACCGCCGCCGTTAGGGTCTCCACCGAAACCGCCTAACAAACGAGTTGTACCGCCGCAAATAACCTTTAGGGCAATAAAATTTTCAGTTTCCGAGTAGGAACTGTATTTGATTGGTCTTTGGTAACCAAGTTGCAAGCCCGTAGCTTTTTCCAAGTCCAAAGTTTCAAGTGATAAGCGGGTACGCTCTGCACTTTGGTAGTACTTTGCTAATGCGGGTCTGATATAATGTAATTTTTCCATTTTTATGCGTATGGAGATACTGTTTTAGGTTTAGTTTCGTTTTGTCCCCCTTCTGGGTTTAGTTGTTTTGCCTTAAACGCCGCTTCTTTTTCAGTGAGCGTTTCAATTTCCTTTTCCAAGTCCACAATATTAAGCCCCTTTGCAAGAACTTCTAAATGTGTTTTGTTTGCATCGGGTGCAAGAGTCAAAGATTTATTTACAAATGAATCTTCTTTCAATTTGCGCAAAGCTGCTTCTTTTTCTTTGAAGGCGTGCAGCTCCTCACTCATTCCCTTTACAATATCCGCCGTAATTACGGTATCTTTATCGTTAAGGTGTTTTAGTTTTACGGTTAAAGTCTCCATATTTTCAATCTTTTGAAATTTTACACTTTCTTCTTTGGTTTGGTTTGCCGATTTGTTAGCCCCATATGGAACTAATGACAACTCTAACCATTCAGACTCTGGGGCTGCGCTGTAAACGTAGGAGTTATCGTACCAATTTTCGCCTTCAATAACTTTTGGGACTCCTGTGCGCACACGAACTGAACAATTTTTGTAAATACCTGCATCTATGCAATCAACTGCTTTTAAACTGCCCACTTCAGCATCTGGCAAAACAAAAACGTCTGCCATTAATTCCCAGCGATTTGCAACGGCGTTTCTTTCTACCCTTGCCGAAAACACCTTACCAAGTGGCTCATCATAATCATGCCTAAAAACAAAAGGAACGCCATTTTGCCCATTGATTGCCCACATATCTAATAATGACTTATCAAAAACATCATTATCAGTGTCTTTTTCGTCTGTTGAGGCACGATATTCGTAAACACCAAACTCGTCTATTCTTTCTGCAATCTTGCCGCTAACTTTTGAAAGTATAAGGTTTTTAATTTCAGGGGTAAGTTCTTTTTTCTTAGCGGTTACAGTCAATACCTTTTCCCTTTCATTTCCACTTGCCGCATGTGTTACCACACTTTCCGCCGCTGTTTCTGTCCACGAATTTCCAAAGGTAATTTCATTACCCTTCACCGTTACATCTTTTAGTTTTGCTATGTGTGGCGCAATCTGCCCGATAATCTTGTATATCATGCGTTTTTTCTTTATGCAAATATACCTTTTCTTTCAACTATGATTTTTTTTGAAAAAAGATTAAAAATAAGTTACAAATAATTTGCACATTAATTAAAAAGTAGTTATCTTTGCAGTATAATAATTCACAATCACAATTTAATACACGACATTATGAAATTTGGCTCTAATACAAAGCTGCAAAATAACGCAAGCATACCAAGCATTTCCGTATATAGATTTTTCACAGAAATACCATCAGAAGAAAACGCCTTTTACGGCAAACAAACTTTTGTAGTAGTGAAAAAACAAATAGGTAATATTGAAACGTGCTATACGCAATGGGGTACACTAAAATGCACAAACATTAACCAGTTTAAACATGCCGCTTTTAAAGGTGGAAAAATAGACAGTCTGCATTATGAGTTTATAGATAAAGATAAATTTCCGATATTATATAATAGGATATTAAAAAGATATAGCTTAAATTGAAAAAATAAATAAAAAAGGGCTGCATTTATATTGCAGCCCTTTTTTATTCTCTTGAAAACGCCCTATATTTATCCAAAGTTTCCACCAACTTCTTTTTTTCCTTACATTCCCAAAATTGATAGGCTGTTATTCCCTCCTCAAAAGACAAAATTGGCACGGCTTTATTTTCGTTTTCACTCGGTTTTTCGGGTGCGGTTGCAGGGGCTTGGTAAGTGTGCCAAATATCAAAAATGCAAGTTTCGATTATTGAGTAGTTTTCAGACAAAAGCATTTCCTTAATAATGTCAATTTTGCTGCAAAACTTGTAAGGGTTTACGCCTAAATGCTTGCATAAAAACATAATTTCGTCAAGTTCCAAGCATTTGGCAATTTCTGTGGGTTCTTTGGCTATGCAGCCGCCGCAGTCTGTGGGGTGCAAGTCTATTTTTACGCCGCTTAATTTTAAGGTTTTCTTGTTTCCCTTTGGGGGTTTTACCCCTGCGATAAGCCCTATCTTTTTAAGCAGCGAAAATTTCTGCAAAAGGGTAGGCGTTTTTTGAGTGTGCAAAATCCTGTAATGTGCGTTTTGGCATTTCGGGTTGCAATACTTTTTTTTAAGGCTTAAATACTGAAACTTTGTGCCGCAAAACAAACATTTTGCCGTTCTTTTTTTATGCGTGCTGTGGAATAATTTCAACTTACATTTATTGCTACACGTTTTTGCAGTCGCTTTTTTTGCCGAAATATCGGAGCAACAAACACAGCATTTTTTTACCGTTTCAATTATTCGTGCAGATTTATTTTGCATAATTTTAATTTTTACAAAAATAGGGAAAATCTTTGTATATTTGCAAAACAATTAACACAAATTTATGGAAACGCAATTTGCCGTTTGGGAAGTACTTCTTTATATTGTTTGTTCACTGATAATCGTATTTCTATCCTCAAAAATTCATAAAGAAAAGTTTGATGTTTGGGAAGTCGTATTTCTGTTTACAATGGAAATACTAATTATGGCTGTGCTTAAAAACTTTGGAATTATTGCTGCGTAATTTCCCAATCCATAAACGAACCGCTTATATTAGCGGTCCAAGTTTCTTTTTTGAATGTTACATTTGAGACGTGGAAAATGTAGGAGGATGCGCAGCCTGTGCAGGTCGCATGAATACGCCCCGCCTTCTGTTCAAAAACATAATCTTTCCTTCCACCCGCTAAGGTGGTGTAAAATTGGTTTTGATTGTAGAAATAAATCGAACCTGCTACGGTGGCATTTAGATAGGTTTGGCGCAAATTATACTTACCACTTTTGTACGGTTGCACCTGCTGTTGAATACAAGATACCAAAAATAAAGCCGAAGTTATAGCAATAATAAATATTTTCATAATTATTTTACAAATTATTTGTTAATCTAATTAAAGTTTACTATCTTTGCAGAAACTTTTAATACACAAAGATATGCAAAACGGACACGACATTATTTGGTATCTTTGGGCTTAATTGTGGCTCTTTGTGATAATATCATACATATAAAAATAGGTGGTGCTATTATTGCTTTCATATACCTTTTAGCTTTGGGATATGAGCATTTTAATAAAAAGACTTTTACAGAATAAAATATAGGCTTTTCGTTTTTGATGTTTTTCATAACTACACGCAGGTGCTAACTGCGTGTTTTTTTTGTTCCACATGGAACATCACAGCAATACAGGCTCATTCACAAACCCCGAAGGCGCATTAATAGGGATTACATTTTTAGGCAGATTCCAAAAAGGCACGTAGGTACATCTGCAATTTGGGTGCAAAGGAATTGTAGGGCGTGCCAAATTGAAGATGTATGTACCTGCGGCATCTACACAAATAGGGCAAGCGGTGGAGGCTACTACCAATTTTACATATTGTATGCCCGCCTCACTATATCGCTGATTGAAAGTTTCGCCGTATGCAATCTGCATCTCGGTACGCACTAAACGAGACCAGTGCCATTTTGCGCCCGTTCCTACATTGTTTTTTACTTCCCTAATAATTTCACGCCAATTTAGCCCGTTTTGCAGACCATCTGCGATAATATCCATGGTCAAAGGGTAAAATTGCTTTGTGAGTGCCGCTGTAATCCGTTGCTGTCCTGCGATTACAAACTTTTTGTAAAAAATAGAATTTACGTCTAATGGAAAGAATTTTGGAACGGCAGCGAATAAAGTGGGGTTTTGAAGTTTCGCAAATCTTTCAATATAATTATACGCCTCGTTGTAGCCATCTTGCCAAATTTCGGGGTAGTATTTGGCGAAAACTTCTTTAAAAAGAGGGTCGTACTTTTCAAAAATAGCAAATAAACCCCTTATTTGTTCGGGGCTAATTCCTAAACTTTGCAGGTTGCCTATCAATAATTGAATCTCAATATCTGTGTAGGCTTTTATTTTTACGCTTGCCGCTTTTTCGTCTTCCTTTGTGTTAGATATTTGGCGCAAATAAGCTACCAAATCATTACTCATATTATCTAAAACCTTACCCACAGCAAGCCCAAATCTGCGAGCTATTTGATTAGCTGTGTCCCAGCGCAAAGGTCGCACACTCAAATCAACTACATTTAAGCCTTTTGTTTTGTCGTTGCACATATTATTCTGTAATTTCAAATAGTGGAATTATGTCTGTATTTTCTATAATTAAATGATATTCTTTGGATTCGTGCATGTATGTATTTTGCATTGTGCAGTCTAAACCCCACACACACCAAACAGTATCTTTTTTTATTTTCTTTAAATAAGACTCGGCTATTTCTAAAGTCGCAAACGCATAACCGCCTTCGTAGCTGTCATTTTTACCTACCTTTTGAATACCTGGGGTGTCCGTTTTTAAAGAACGCCTAATAGCGTCAATATAATTTTGTGTGTGTCCTATTGTGTATATCATTATTCTATTATTATTCCATGTTCCGCCGCAAACGCATACGCAGCAGTAGGATTTATCATTGCCATTTTTTCAACTACCACCATTATTTTTTCGTAGGTTTCGGCTTCGATTTTTTCAATTTCCGCCCGTTCCTTCGCCGTTTCATAATTATTGTATAACCATTCAATTTTCAATGAATCTATGATTTTTGGATTCATTTTCATACGGCGCAAATGGTTTTTGATAATGTGTAAAATAATAGGCGCAACATCTGTGCGGGTTGCTGTAATCCAATCACCCTGCGAATCCATAATCATTTTGAATCTTTCTCCAGAAAAACCGCCCCCTCCCTGTGTAAGAATTGACAATAATTCCACAGGCATATCTAATGCGTTTGCAAGTAGGATTGAAAAGAAATCCAAAGTATTTTTACTCACACCCGAACCCGTAATATTATCGCCGTAGGCTTGTGAGGTTATGGTCAAGTCCTTGCCTGGCACGCTTACAACTGTATGGCTACCTTTGCCATTTGCCATATCTTTCAAACCTCTTGCAACAGATTCTTTTATATTACTTACAATATTTGCCCACATTTGCGCCACAGGTGTAAGCACCCATTTACCCTCCTCATTTTTCACAGTTTCAAAAACTTTTGGGTCGTTATTTGCAATAGTGGTAAGCGTAGCAGGATTTGCGTGCCTTGTTGCGCTGCTACTTTCTGCGTTCACGACTTTTGCGAATGACTCCGAAGCCCAAGCCCCGCCGTAAATTAGTGGCTTACCCCAGTCGAAACCATCTTCATGCTCCAAAGCTAAATACTGAAAAAATGGGCTGCTAATATCTACTTTTTGTATATTGTAGTACAATTCGCTTTTGTTTATATCTACCCTTTGAAAGCAGAAATTGCGAGAATTAAACCGTAAAACGCCTAAGAAATTCCCTTGCTCATCAAATCTTTCTTCCAAAAAAGTCATGCCTGAACGTTGGCATGTTTCTACGATTTGATAGGCTAATGTTGATAAGCCCGTTTTAATTTGCGGCGTTCCTACCTCCTCTTTTAACAGTGGGCAATTTTGAATAAACAAATTAGCCTCACTAACTACCCTTTGAACTTCGGCGGATTCAGGCAAAGTAGATTCACATTCCACACGACCGACAAACGCACTTCTTTTCTGTATTGCCCTTTGTACAAAAGGGATTTCTATAAAAGCCACGTCCGATAATTGCAACCAATCTAACGGGTTTCTGGACCCGTCTAAAACTTCTGTACAACCGCTCATTATTTCAATAAGCCTATTTTGTACCGTTCCGTAGCTGTGGAACGAGTCATAACGAAACGTCCCATAATTATTTTCTATATTTAGGGCTTTGAGCGCATACCTTGCAAAGCCTTGTTTTAGTTTGTCAAACATAGTAATCTTTTTCCAAAATTACATAAAAAAAACACAGACTATTTGTGTAGTCTGTGCCGTTGTTTGAAAAAGTTTATTTTATGATTATACGGCTTTTTATCTCTTTTTGAGAAAGTTGTACGTATCTGCCTGCTATTTGCGCTAATTGTGCTGTTGCCATGTGTATTTGATTTGTGGGGGTTGTTAGCCCCCGATGAATTAAAGACATTCTATCTCTTTTTCTTTTGCAGCTACCCTATTTTTTAGAGTTTCTGCAATAAAATCCCTTATTGCAAGGTGGTCTTCGTAACTTAATCCAGTTGTTTCAAAAGGTATTTTCTTACTCATTACGTCCCAAAAAGTAATACTTACATAAGAAACATAACCTGATATATTTTTCAAACTTTTTTCCATGCTTTCAATATCTGAAAGCATTTTAGGAACTTTTTTTGCAGCACTCATTTTCATAATTATTAAGAGCATGATAAGCTACTTTGTTCTTGCCACCAATCAACCGCATCATTTTCCTCGTCATAAAGACCATCTGCGTACTCTTGTTCGTAATCTAAAACAAGCTCTTGAATATCTGCGCCTTCACAAACCTTTTGCCCCATTTCTAAAACTTGGTCAAGGCTAATATCAAAAACGCATTTTACACAGTCGCAGGTTTCATAGTCTTTGAAAAAGTTGAAATCCTTTTGCGTAATTTGAGCAGCAAATATGTTTTGCCCCGCTCTGCTAACCTGTACAAATAGGCAAAAATAGGGCGTTTCTATACAGAAAAGAACTTTGCCGATAAGCGATTCACTGTAATTTCTTACGGTTGCGATTTGAAATAATTTTGTAGATTGCATTTGTCGTGTGTTTAAAAGTGAGAAATTATGATAAAACTAATGTTGTGTAATTAGTTCTTTTTATGAGTTTTTGAGATAAAAGGATTGATACAGTTGTATCTTTAATAGGAGTAGATTCTCC